TTTTATCTGTTAATGCTTGATTGAACCTTCTACTTTATGTGTTGATGAATTCTTTTATCTGTTAATGCTTGATTGAACCTTCTACTTTTTATGGGTCTAAGCCAGATAATTATAACACAAACCATCTAAAAAGTCAAGTATTTCCAGACACTTGAACAACTGGCACAAGGCATCAACATTATATTCTGGGGTGTGTTATAGTATAAGGGGAACGATTCTCTATAGGGGGAACTGATAGGTTTTCCACAGGTTATACACAATAGTTTTCCACAGGCAATTAACAAATACCAGTGATTGCAATGGTTTATGATTTTTACCCTGTGGAAAACTTTTATACTTTTTCCACAGGTTATCATAAAGTTGTGGAAAACTTTTATACTTTTTCCACAACCCTGTGGAAAACTATCATAAGAACATCTAATTCGTGATATCAAACACTTCGTGTATTCCTATACTATCAGTTATTCTTATAACTTTTCGTCTTTTACATACCTGGGGATATGTTTCGTGTATTAGAATCAAGCAGTACTAAATGGTTCTTAATAAGCACCACTGTTTGATACTTAACAAATAGCAAAATATACCCAGCATGGATCCCAGGGCAGTTAGCTATACTTTGCAATTTCGTCAATACTATAAAGTATTAGACAGTGCTTCGTGTTATAGTATAGCTTACTCATTCGTTTATACAGGGAGGATAATGTTCTTAAATATAATATACCTGGGGGTATGTTTCGTGTATTAGAATCAAATTACACTAAATGGACAGTTATATCGTCGCCTTCGTTATAGCGTACCTGGGGGTATGTTTCGTTTATTAGAATAAAGCAGTACTAAATGGACAGTTATATTTGGGTCGTGGGGGTTATTTATACGCCCCGTTGCCCGCCCTTAAGGCGTAAAAGGCGTCCTAACCCTAAAAGCTAATTTAAAGGGTCCCTGTAACCTACAAAACTTTGAAAACGCTCGAACATATACACGTTAATTAAAAAAAATTTCCAGGATTTAAAATGTCCCAAAAGGTTGATAGTACAAATAAAAAAATTCCCCAGAAAAAAAACACTCACAAAAGGACAAAAAATACTATATAAAAAGAAACACACATTTCAAATATGAAACTGGAATTTGACAATTACGAAAAAGATCTATTACTGGAAACAATTCAGCATAGATTATACACAGATAAAATATTAGTGATCAATAATACTCTTAGAGAAGAAATTGAAGATCTTCTCAGAAAAGTAGAAGAAGATGAATACTTATAATATTTCAGTCAAAGGCACGAATATTATAAGTCAATTACCTCAGAGTGATTTGCAGGAAAATCTGAAACTTATCAGAGGACTTGTATGGACTTCTGGGGGCAATGATGATGATATCAAGATCACACTAAATAAAGCAGAACCACCTTGCAATAAATGAGTTGTGGTGGTAGAATAATAAAGGCACTATTTTAAAATTTTATACTTATGGCAAAAGGTTTTACGGTAAAGGCAGCGGCACCCAAATCTTCAAATAACAATGAAGATGATTTTGATTTAGCATTAGCAAAACAAGCAATACAAGGAAAGTCAATTGTATTTTGTCTTCCTGGACGAGGAGTATCATATACTTTTCTAAAAAACTTCGTTCAATTGTGTTTTGATTTAGTTCAGTCTGGAGCAAGTATTCAGATTTCACAAGATTATAGTTCAATGGTGAACTTTGCTCGTTGTAAAGTTCTTGGGGCAAATGTTCTCAGAGGACCAAAGCAAGTTCCTTGGGATGGTCGTTTGAAGTATGATTATCAATTATGGATTGATAGTGATATTGTATTTGATACTGAAAAGTTTTATCGTCTTGTTTCAATGAATAAGGACATTGCAGCGGGATGGTATTGTACTGAGGACGGAATGACCACTTCAGTTGCCCATTGGTTAGATGAAGATGATTTCAGAGGCAATGGTGGAGTGATGAATCACGAAACCTTAGAAACGATGAGCAAACGTCGCAAGATGTTTACAGTTGATTACACAGGTTTTGGATGGGTACTCATTAAGAATGGAGTCTTTGAGAATCTTGAATATCCCTGGTTTGCACCGAAGATGCAAGTCTTTGAATCTGGTGAAGTTCAGGACATGTGTGGCGAGGATGTCTCATTCTGTCTAGATGCAAAAGAAGCAGGATTTGAGATTTGGTGTGATCCAAAGATTCGTGTTGGACATGAAAAGACTAGAGTCATCTGAGGTACTTCTCTCGGGCATTTCTTGACTTTTTCAACTGAATAATGATAGAATGCCTCTGTAAGATTCAAAACCTCTTACAGAGGCATTTTCAATGTTCTCAGAAGGTCTTAAAGATTATAAGACTTCTTAAAAAACCGTACAAAAACCGTTTTATAAACAAATTGGGAGAAAATTAAATGGCTGTTTCAAAAAAAGAGATGAAGATTGGGAGTAATCCAAAGAATACTCGTCAAGGTGAAGGAAAAAATACAAAGTACGCGAAATCAAGTAGCAATGGTGCTCGAAAAAAGTATAGAGGTCAAGGTCGTTGATTTAATTGAATCTTCAAATCCCAGTTATTGCCCCAAAAGGCAATGGTTGGGATTTCTTTTTGGAATTTAGATATTCGAATTCAGAAAAATTTAACATTTAATAGAGATTCTATTCTAAATTTTAATGGAAAGATCAAAAAATAAAATAATATAGATAAAATATGGGATAGAAACCCCAAAAAAAGTTCTGATTTTCAATCAGGAGACAAAATGTCAAACAAAAAAACAGATAGAGATCAAGAATATATGAGAAAAATGTGGGGGACCACGAAATTGATTACAGATTATCAGGTAGATCCTGCAAAAAGAGTCATTCAAGAGTTTATGTATGATGTTGCGCCCAAACATGACTTAAAAAAACAGACTGATCTTCACGAAAAAATTCGTAATGATGAAGACTATGATGATTGGTCTTATGGAACTGAACCTGCTTACGGAAAAAGTTGGTAAAAAGTATTATAGATATATAAAAGTGCAAAAATTTGAATGGCAGTAACAATTTCTCGCAGTTTTAAAGATATTAGTTTGTCTTTTGCGAGACATCCAGTTACAAATGATGTAACCATTCTCAAAAATGAGGATGCAATCAAAAGATCTGTCATAAATTTGGTTAGAACTCGTATTAATGAAAGATTTTTTAATTCTTTATTGGGTTCTTCTGTAGATAATTCATTATTTGAACTCCAATCTTCTGGGATATCTTCATTTTTACAAGAAGAAATCACAACACTTCTCAAAAACTTTGAACCTAGAATTAGATTAAGAAGTGTTGTGATTGATACTCCAGAAGATTCTAATGATTTAAATATTCGTATTTCTTATGATATTGTTGGTTTACCATTTCCAACTCAAAATATAGAATTCATCTTACAACCAACTAGAGTATAATGGCATTCAATCAGTTTACCAACTTAGATTTTGGCGATCTACGAACTCAGATTAAAGATTATCTGAGAACAAATTCTAATTTTACTGATTTTGATTTTGAAGGATCCAACTTTTCGGTCCTGATTGATATTCTTGCTTATAATAGTTATATTACTGCATATAACACCAATATGCAGGCAAATGAGGCGTTCCTTGATAGTGCAACGCTCAGAGAAAATGTAATCTCACATGCACGAAATATTGGATATGTTCCCCGCTCAAAGAGAGCATCAAAAGCAAAAATTAGTTTTTCTGTAGATAGTACAGGATTTAACTCCAAAACGATTACTTTGAATGCAGGAGTAATTGCATTGGGTGCAGTTCAAGGTGGAAATTACATATTCTCAATACCATCCAGTATTACAACTGCAGTAGATGGTTCAAATATTGCATTTTTTGATAATATTGACATTTATGAAGGGTCATATTTAACAAAAACATTTACAGTTGATTATAGTCAAGCAAATCAAAGATTTATTATTCCTAATGCTGGAGTAGATTCTACAACAATTCGTGTAAATATCACTAATTCTACTACAGAAACATATACATTATATGAAAATATTTTAAATGTTGATAATACATCAAGATTATTTTTACTTCAAGAAATTGAAGATGAAAAATATGAAATTTTATTTGGAGATAATATTTTAGGAAAAAAACCAACTCACGGAAGTGTAATTACTGTTTCATATATCGTAACAAATGGAAAATCGGCAGATGGATCTGCAAATTTTACTTTTTCTGGAAATTTAAAAGATAATAATTCAGTAAGTATTACAAGTGGAATTTCGTTACTGACAACTATTTCTTCATCACAAAATGGCGATGATATTGAAACCATAGATTCGGTCAAATATCTTGCTCCAAGAGTATATGCTTCGCAATATAGAGCAGTTACTGCAAATGACTATAAAGGATTGATTCCTTATATTTACTCAAATATAGATTCAGTAAGTGCATATGGCGGAGATGAATTAAATCCTCCAGAATATGGAAAAGTATTCATATCCATCAAACCAAGAAATGGAAATTACTTATCTCAAATCACAAAAGATGATATTTTAAAAAAATTAAGACAATATTCAATTGCTGGGATCAAACCAGAAATTATAGATTTAAAATACTTATATGTTGAACTTGATACAACAATTTATTATAATACTTCATTCACTTCTGATGTAATTTTATTAAAAAATCAAGTTATTAATACAATAAAATCATACTCCGTTTCTTCTGATGTGAATAGTTTTGGTGGAAGGTTCAAATATAGTAAAATAAATGCATTAATTGACAATACAAATAAGGCAATTACTTCGAATATAACAAAAGTGAAAATGAGAAGAGATTTGCAAGCT